TGGTGAATTTATTGCTCATAACATGAGAAAATTATTACGTCAATATGATAATTTACAATTTGTTTTTTGTGATGGGCGCGAAGAAGCGAGAAATAAAACACTTCATATTTTAGGTATGAATGAAGAGGCCTGTAAAATAGATTTACAATATTACTTTGATACAAAATGGCACTCATCGTAGGAAATCAAAAAAAATCTAAACCATTAGCTAACGTTAATAAAGAGTTACTGAATTTAAAGGGCGATTTAACTGACGAAGAAGCACGGGTTAGTCTTGCTAAATTTTTAAGATATAATCTTGGTTTTACTACGGAATTATCAATGGGCTTAACATTAGAAGCCTATCAAGAATTAACTCTTAATTCTTTTTTTAATAGAAATTATTGTATGTTAGTTTGGGGGCGTGGTGGCGCTAAAAGTTTTTGCGCTGCGATCTATTGTATTCTTAAATGCATGTTAGAGCCTGGAACTAAAATACTTATTGCATCTATTAACTTTCGTACTAGTCGTCGTGTTTTTAATGAAATTGAAAAATTTTTAATGTCTCCAGGCGCAGCACTAGCGCGACAATGCTTTGGTTTAAAAAGTAAGAGAAATGACCAATACGAATGGCAAATTAATGGCGGTAGTATCACAGCTATCCCACTAACTGGTGAAAAAATTCGTGGTATCCGTGCTAACGTACTTATATTGGATGAGTTTTTACTTTTACCCCCAGATATTATTGACAATGTTCTTATTCCATTCTTGAGTTCGCCAAGAGATGTAGGCGAGCGTATTCGTATTAGAAAACTAGAAGAAGAGTTAATAAAAAAAGGTTTATTGCATCCAGATAATAAACATGTGTTTGAGAACACGTCCCAAATGTTATGTTTAAGTTCTGCTAGTTATACTTTTGAACATTTATTTCGTGTGTATCAACAGTGGTCAAATTTAGTAGAACATCCAGATGAGCAAGAGTCTAAAGAGGGCGAGCTGCCTGGGACATATTTTATTTCCCAATTAAGTTATGAAGCGTTACCTCAGCACATGGTCGATCAAGGCGCGATCCAAGTTGCTAAAAGTGGTGGGAGTTCACACCATTCGTTTTTACGGGAATATTGTGCCCGTTTTATTGATGGTGGGGATAGTTATTTCTCACCTAAAAAAATGCATGAATGTACTATATTAGATGGTGAATATCCAACTACAAAAGTAATTGGAGATAGTGATAAAAAATATGTTTTAGCAATTGACCCTAACTTTTCGTCTTCTAAAGTTGCCGACTATTTTGCCATGAGCGTGATTGAGCTAGATGAAGAAAAAAAACAAGGCGTATTAGTTCATGGATATCAAGCCGCAGGGTCATCGTTGCAAGATCATATAAAATATTTTTACTATTTATTTAAAAACTTTAATATTGCGTTAATTGTTATTGACCATGCTGGTGCAGATACATTTATAGATGCTGTTAATAATTCTCAATATTTTAAAGACATAAATCGTAAAATTGGGTTTGTAGATTTTGATTCTGATAAAGAGAATGAGGATTATACAAAAATGTTAAAAGATTGTGCTCGTCAATACAATAAAGATTTTGGTAATATATGTATTAAACAATATTTTACAAGCTTCTTCTTGGGTCGGGCAAATTCTTATTTACAAACCTGTATAGATCATAAAAAAATATGGTTTGCCTCGCGCGCGAGCAATCACCCAGATATTTTAGAAAATATCTTTACAATGAATCTTCCAATGGAATATATTTACCCAAGAGGCATCGGGGATAAAGCAGATAATGAATATGAGACCAAAAAATTAACTGTTAGAGAATTTATTGAACAGCAAGATTTTATTGTTCAGGATACCAAAGATCAGTGTGCCAATGTAGAGGTTACAACAACATCTAGGGGTACCCAAAGTTTTGACTTACCGTCTCATTTGAGAAAATCAACCAGTATTAATAGAGCTAGAAAAGATAACTATACTACTCTTATGTTGGGAAATTGGGGCGTAAAAGCTTATTTTGATATAATGGCTCCAGAAAATTTTGCAAAGAAAAATACAGAGTTCGTTGCAGAATTAATCTAATAAAATATCAGATTTTAGTGTAATAAACTGTTATAATAATTTATGGCACGAAATAGTAATAAAAATATTAAATTCCCAGAGCCACAGGTAATTGAAGGATCTATTAAGTCTAATGAGACTATAGAAATCAAAGCAAGCCGTGGAGAAGTGAATACCTCCGTAAGAAGGAATAGGTCATCAACTATTTCTAGAACTGATAAATATAAAAATATCGAAGGTGGAGTTATTCCTTTTATTTACGGCGGAGGTTATGGAAAGTATACTTCTAATATTAGTATAAAAGATACTATTATCTTATGCCAAAAAGCTTATTATAATTTTTCTATTTTTAGGAATACGATTGATTTAATGACTGAATTTAGTTGTTCGCCTATTTATTTTACTGGTGGAAATGAACAATCCCGTAAATTTTTTCAAGCATGGGGTGACCGTGTAAATTTATGGAAATTACAAGATATGTTTTTCCGTGAATTTTTTCGTAGTGGTAATGTCTTTTTATATAAATTAAATGCTCAGTTTACTAAACAAGATATGCGCGTTCTTACTGATTTAATTACTACAGAAGCCCGTACGGGAGAAATTCCCGTTAGATATATTATTTTAAATCCGGCTGATATTCAAGCTATCGGGTCAGCTTCATTTATTACTCCTCAATATATTAAAGTTTTAAATGATTTTGAAATGCAGGTTTTAACTAATCCGGATAATGAACAAGATAAAGAACTTGCTCAAAGAGTCAAGAATGTAAAAGATTTAAAAACTACTAGTAATATCACCCAATCAAATCAATACATGGTATTTGAATTAGACCCCGAAAGATTTGTTCCAATTTTTTACAAAAAACAAGATTATGAACCGTTTAGCGTACCAATGGGTTTTCCAGTTCTCGAAGATATTAACTGGAAGCAAGAACTTAAAAACATGGATATGGCAATTAGTCGTACCATACAGCAAACAGTCCTTTTGGTTACAATGGGAAATGATGAAGTCGGTATGCCAACCAAAGAACAAATCGCAACATTAAGAAAGATTTTCGAAAATGAAAGTGTGGGTCGTATTTTAGTTACCGATTATACAACTAATATTAAATTTATTATACCAGAGATTAGTAATATTCTTGATCCTAAAAAATATGAGGTTGTAGATCGTGATATTCGTTATGGTTTAAATAACGTTCTTTTTGGCGAAGAAAAATATGCAAATACTAATACTAAAATAGAAGTATTCTTATCAAGATTAAAACATGCGAGAGAAACTTTCATGAATGAGTTTATTATACCAGAAATGAAAAAAATTGGTAAAAATCTTGGTTTCAAAAATTTGCCAACCGCCCGTTTTAAAGATGCTGATTTTAAAAATGATATGAACTTAACGAGAATTTATTCTCGCTTAATTGAGCTTGGGGTTCTTACTCCAGAAGAGGGGGTTACGGCCATTGAAACTGGTCGTTTACCACTTCCAGATGAAAGTATAGAATCACAAAAAGATTTTAAAAAATTACAAGAAGAAGGGTTGTACCAACCTTTATTAAATAAAGGACAGCAACAAGAAACTGGTCGTCCTACCGGAACTGGAACGCCCCAAACAACAAAAGCTCCTAGAACAGCGCCAACAGCACAAGCTTCTGAAATTAAACCTAAAATAAATGCCGATCTTGTAGCTAAAAATTTGGTTAAATTTGATAATTTAGTTGAAGCTGTTGAGACAACTTTAAAAGAAAAGTATGATCGTAAAAGACTAACCAAAGAACAAAAAGAAATTATTCAAACAATAGCAGAAACAATTGCTACAAATGAATTACCAAAAGATTGGGTTAATAAAATTAATGATTATATTAACAAACCAGTCGAATTAAATGTTAATATGGAAAAGATTAATGAAATTGCTGCTCAATATGGTTTGGATTATAAAACAGCAATTTTATTATATCATAGTAAATTAGAATAATATGAGTAGAAGTTTAATTAGAAAAAATCAATTACATCCAGATATAGGAGATTTAGTAACTGGATATGGAAGTTCTATATTTGTAAAATCTGGAGATTTTAACACACTTTCTCAGTCATTATCCGGTATTGTTGAGTTTAATAAATCAATTACAGTTCTTATTACTGGTGATCAAAATATTAATGGTTTAAAAAATTTTTCTAACAGAATAACAATTAATAATAGTGGCGTTGTTCTACAAGGAGAGATTTTGCCTGGAACTGTATATGTAACAGGAGATCAAACTATTAGTGGTTTAAAAAATTTTATAACAAGACCTACTGTTAATGGAAGCGGAGTTTTTCTTCGAGGAGAATATCCAATAAATGCATATTTATTGATTACAGGATCGGGTGATTTGTCAGCTGGTTTAAAATATGTAATTGATACTAGTGCCAATAGTTATACTGTTAACCTTCCTTTGGTTCCTTTAACTGGAGATAGTATATCAATACTTGATTATAATAATACTTTTGATATTAATTCTTTAATTATTAATAAGCAAAATTCTAAAATTGAGGGATATGACGAAAATTTATTATGCAATGTGAAAGGGTCTTCTTTTGATTTGGTTTATATTAATAATATAAAAGGGTGGGAAATTATACCTCAATATGCCGTTGTTTCCGCTCCTATTCAAATAATTTCTAGTCCTGGAGCTACAGGTCCTTCTGGCCCATCTGGCAGTCCTGGTGGTGCTACCGGTGCAACTGGTCCAGCGGGTAATGGCGCAACTGGCGCAACTGGAGCAACTGGTAGTGGCGCGACTGGCGCTACTGGAGCAACTGGCGCAACTGGAGCAACTGGAGCGACAGGAGCAACTGGTAGTGGCGCAACTGGCGCAACTGGCGCAACTGGCGCAACTGGCGCAACTGGCGCAACTGGAGCAACTGGCGCAACTGGAGCAACTGGCGCAACTGGTAGTGGCGCAACTGGAGCTACTGGCA